TGGCTTGTATTCACGGTTTACAGTGATATCTCTCTGGAAGCCCCATACACGGTTAGCAGGGAATGTCAAGTCGACATATCCTGCTGGGTAGTAAGGAACTTCTTGTACATCAATGCCTAGAACACGTGTTGTACGTGCTCCACCGAATGTCTGTGCCTGTCCATCAAGGTATGCCTGACGGTTACGCTCTGTACCACCAGTACGTGGAGCAAATGCTTCTGCGATTGCATCAGCAAGTGTTCCGTTGTTCTTAACGATACCCTGGAAAGCATCTGTACCTGCGTAGAACTTTAGGTTCTGCTTTAGTGCACGATACTTACGTGGCATTGCAAGGATAATATCCTGCATTACTTCAGTTGTCCAGTTGTCATCAGTAACAGTAACGAGTGCTTCGTGAGCATCGCCATCGTTTTCTACCTTGTGTACGAAACCTTCCATGATTGAAAGGAAGTCACCAGTTGAACCGTCACCATTAATGGCTAGGTCTTCGATATCGTTAGCAAATGCATTTGTCATCAAGCGAACTAGATGATCCTCAAGTGCACCGCCTTCAATATTATCTTCAAGTGCTTCTGTAGATACTTCCCAGTCAAGACGAATCTTCTTGGTTGTTAGTTCTACCTTTGTGAATGTAGCACCAGCGTTTGTGTAGTTATTGTTTGCCTGTGCAGCAGCACGAATAACACGCTCACCAACGTTAACTTTCTCAAGTTCCATGGTGTTTGCTCTCATTGTAACTCTACGACCATCTTTGGCGAGAACTGTTGCATCCCACACATAGTCGATGAAGCGGCGAGCCTGCTCTGGGAGCAGAATACCGCCTGGTGTTCCAGTTGGATTGACTGCGTTAGCACCATTGGATACACCAAAGTTTGCTGTTGCAATATTTCCTAGGTTTGCTCCGATATCTGATGTTGATGGGCTTGTTGCGGTTGCTCCACCAATATCACCAGATGCGAAAGCACCATCACCTGCGTGTTGGTGGCTTACGGTTGGAGAACCTGGATAGTTCTTTACGATTTCTTGTTCCGACATATTGTTCACCTCCTAGTGATTTATACTTATTGGAATAAGTCGGCTGATTTGAGGAAACGGCCGCCCCATAGGGATTTTTGAGTCTTCGTTTCTGAAAACTCCTGCACGATCTCGCCTAGATCGCCAGACTTGCGGAAAGCGGTGTCTTTTTCGACCATATCTACTCGCTTTCCAAACTCATTAAAAGAACCCTTGACTTCTTTTACCTCATTTGATACAGACTTTACTTCACCTGTAACGGCTTCAAGGGACTTCGTGATTGCTTCTACAGTTGTCTGCATAGACTTTACTGTATCTGCAAGATTGCTCAAGGCATTAGTTAGATTTTCGTTGATTGAAGCAACTGCTTTAGCAACTTCTTCTGTTGCACTAACAACAGCATCAACAGAATCAACCGCTTCTTCAACAACAGGTGCTTCTTCAGCCTCTGGTGCCGCTTCTGCTACTGGCTCTGTTGTAGGTGTTTCCTCTGCAGGAACATCTACTGGAGCCTCTTCTACAGCATCTGCTGGAGCCTCTGGAGCAACCTCAACATTTTCAACCAACTCTACTGTTTCGACAACTGGTGTCTCAACAACTACTGTTGTTTCTTCTGTCATAGGATTTTCCTCCTCTGTCATCTTAATTGTTCTAATGCCTTTTGCACTATCAACTAAGAACTTTATTTTTTCTGTATTTTCTGAATCCGATTTTTCAACAAACCCAATGTTTTTCATAGGTCTGCCAGAAGTTGGGCTATCTGCTGAATCATCTTCTGATACTAAAACAATATCATTTTCTGAATCCCAGAATACATTCTTAACTTCTGTTTTTGAAAGGTATCCGCCAATTTCATCTTTTCCATTAACTTTCTCAATGGAGATTACGTTAGCAAATTGATTTGCTGGATTGTCAACTAGTGATAATTCAAACAACTCATACTCTTTAATTATACGCACTGATTTATCAAGATTTTCGTCAAACTTGTCATCTGACTTTGTGATGTTACCACCGATAGAAAATCCAGTAAGGGTACCGTCAAGCACCTTTTCCCAAGTATCTTGTGCACCCTTTGAAACATAAGCAGATACATAAACTCCGCTATAAAACTTCTTTGACTGAGGCTCAAAATAACGATCTTCTTTAAATGAAACGATCTTGCCTACAGCCATAGGCTGGTGCATTTCTCGTAGATTTCCACGGAATTTTCTAAATGCTTCTAGACTTGCCTCTGTTGTAACAATGTCATCTTGCTTGTCAACATTATCTAGAGTTGCAAAACCTGATACGATTCTACGTTCTTGATCTACTTTGCCAATTGGCATAGAAAAGCGAACATTGTCACCATCAGTAATCCAGTGTGCTTTATTTATAATCATGGCAGTATTATTATATCAAACCTTTTTAGGGTTTTCTCAACTATTGAGACGATCTTCCCTCTCCTTGTGGATTTCTTCCTTCAAGTGTTGCTGGGGAATCTGAAGAGTTGTTTGTTCTTTCTGCATCCCGCTGACGATTGCCAGCAAGATTTGCTCTAGCATCTGTTGCTTGACGTGGAGTCATTGAGAATGGTTCGCCACCGTCACCATCTGGTCTTGGTGGCATATCAATCATTTCACGAGCCTCATCTGGAGTAATAACCTGTGTCTTAACATAACGCTCAATAATTTGAGACTGAGCAATTTCATCTGTGAGAGTTAGTTCATTAAACTTAAGAGTAAGAATGTCTGTCTTTTCTTTAACAATCTTATTAATGATTTTTTCAAGTTGTGCTTGTGCTGGACGTGCAACCTGCTCTTTAAAAGTTCGGTCCTGTGACATTGCAGCAGCAATAGCAGCAGAATCTGATCCACCTAGTTTTGAAATAGGAACCTGATGTGCAACCAGGATGTCATCACGATTTTGCTTACGATACTTTTCAAAAGATGCTTCTTGAATTGCAGTCTCAACAGGCTCCATTTTAAACTCAACCTTGTTGTTGTCTGTATCTCCAGGAAGTGGGATATAAAGAGTTCTATGGTTTTGACCCTTTAGACCAGTCTGCAGGAATCTAAACATCTTGTCTTCTGCATCTGCAGATAGTTTTGCACCCTTTACTGTAATAATATAGCGTGGGGCTCCCTTGTTTTGGAAGTAGTCAATATTGTATTGAGCAGCAAGTGAGTCACCAATTAATGATGATACTGCTGAAATAATGTCTGGAATGCCATAGTAGGTATTTAATGGTGAGTATTCTTTAATATGAATAATCTCGTTTGGGCGTGTATCAGTAGTCATTGGGTTTACGTTGTTAGCCCCAAAGTTGCGGAAGTAAACAACCTTTTGACCAATAATTTGTACAAAGCCATCACGCAGTCTTCTAACACGAATGGTTGTTGAAGGAATATGTCCAACATATCCAATCTCGCCAGTAACAGTTCTGCCAACTTCTAGGAAACCGTTACCAGTAGCCTGAAGATCTGTGTATACCTTTTCCATAGTTGTTGTAAATGAATCATCATCGTTTAGTGACTCAACCCATTCACGCATTTCTAACTTCATTCTTTCAATTCTGCGTCGTGCACGTTCTACTGCACCCTGATCATCGCTTGTCTGAAAACGCAACATTGTTCTATCTGTAATATCAAAGTGGTATCCAAGACCAACAACATTTTCTACCTTTGCATCAATGGCAGCATGATTAGCAAAAGATGTGTCATAGTAACTTGCTAACTCATACATATTGTATGGTGGAGTAATTACATCAAATAGTCCGTAGCCATTACGATATACCGTTCCAGGATTAATCTGCTTTGATTCTGCACCGTCTCCAGATGGGACTGCATTTGCAGAGTTTAAGTATTGATTAGATGGCTCTACTGTGTTGTATGCGTATGTTACCTTTGAAACATTTCTTGTTGTTCTACGCTTAAAGTTTTGATCAATTCCAACATAGTCTTTTAGCACAGTCCAATCTTTGCCAAATGGATCTTGTGCCTTAAAAATATTCTCAGACTCTTCTTGAGTTCTAAGACTTGCTTGAATGTAATCGTAATCTTCGCTCATGATTCGTACGCATCTCTTCCGTGTTTGTTGAGTGTATCCTGTGCGGCTTTCCATGCACCTAAATCGTTTAGGGAAGGAATTAATCCCTGCTTCATTCTATCAAGTTGCTCTGAATATTCTTCTTCGCTTACTCTTGTTAAGCCAGGAACGAAAACTGCTTCTCCGTCACCTTCATCACCATAATACTTTGCAGCATCCTTTAGTTTGGCAATTTGTGCAATATCTCCACGAGTAGACTCAATGTTTAAGACATTGCCATCTTCGTCTGTAAACCACTTGCCATTTGATTTCTTATAAACATACAAACCCCAGTTATATTTCTTTTCAATAACCTGACGACGTACATTTCCTACAATAGGCTTACCAGTTTTTGGACTAATTAATGGATTCATGTACTCAAGTATACCATGTTAAACAGGTGTACCGAGTCTTATAGTCCATGTCGTGTCATTATATATCTTAAGTTTGTCTGCATCGAACACCATGCCCTCTGAATCATCAATAATAATCTTATTAGTTCCAATATAAGTCTTATATACGTCAGAAGGCAGAACTCCATAAAGGTCTGAGGCAGAAATAACCAAAACACCTTCCCAAACAAAATTATTTAGCCAATATTCCCACTCAAAGTTTGTTACACCATCAGTCTTAACCTTGAGCCAAGGTCTTAAGAGACTGCTCTGAACCTGCTGTAAATTATTGGCTTGGTAGTATGCAATATTATTAAATACTAGAGGACCTGTTAAGTTAATTGCTCCAATAAATAAGTCAAAGTTTAGTGCACTAGCAAAGGCAATACCTAGAACGCCCCACTCCTTGATTGTTAAAACTGGCTCTCTTACGATAGCCCCATTCATAAAATAAGAAATACCATTAAATGGTGAGTTTGTTGCTAGGCTAGTTGCATATATTCTTGCTCTTGTTCCTTCTGGATTATCTGCAACCATATAAAACTTAATAGTATCTGCCTTATATTTAATTTCAAATATTTCTGTTGGGGTAATTGGAAAAGCATCTTGGTCATATCTCATCCATACCTGAGCGGCACTTACACGATAGTTGTCTGCAATATTTTGATTGATTGGCATAGACATACCGCGACTTGTCAGTGGATCAAAATCTCCACGTACTTCTACTCCAGAGGTTCTATTTAAATAAAGATATGGGGTGCTTCCCTTATAAACACTAAATGGGTTTTTAGCCTTATAATCAAAATATAGTCCAGACCTTGTAAATGGGAACATGTCAACACCAAACCTTGTTCCTACTGGGTTAAATGAGTTGTCATTAAATGCTTGTGATGCAAGTTCTAGTCTTCTTAATGCAATAGGTTTTTTAAGAATACCCCGAATGTTAAAATCAAGATGATACACCAAGGCTAGTTCATTGAAGTCAACAGTCTTGCTTGGATAAATTAGAGTGTTGTCAACTACCTCAAACTTTGTTGCAATCCAGTCTGGATAGTTATCCATTTCAATTATGCCGCCTTCTTTTGCAGGCAATATTGTTGAGAAATCAGACCTTGGTGCATTTGCCCCTGTTGCTATATATTGGAAAGTAATATAACTTCTAATAGAAGCATCGGTAGTATCATATTCATAGTATTTTTCTGCTCTTTGCGCCATGTCGGAATAGTCATTCCAGCCAGTAAACAAATTATTATCTAGTTGTAAATATGTTCTTTGAACTGGGTGAGAGAACTCTTCTTTTAATTCTTCATAGGTCCAAGAACTAGTTGTTTCAAATTCTGCCAACTTGGTTGGTGAAGGGTATCCAATATTAAACTGCAAGAAATCTAAATCATAATATTTATTACCAACGTCATTTGTTACAAACTGTGCAAAGTATGAAAGGGGCAAATAGTCTTCCCAGTAACCTGAAACTCCAATGTCTAAGAAGTATGAGCCATATGCTTGTATTGGAAGAAGTGTATAACTTGCTGTATGATCAATAAGAGCAATAGCATTTTCTGGTTCTGGAAGTCCAGTAACATTTAGGTCATCTACTATTGCTGTTCCATTTACATCAAAATTCTGTGAGATATCAGATGAGTTGTAGGCAGTTGATATTCCAAATGTATAAATTTTTCCAGTGAACTGATAGACAGGATCTGCTTCTCCTCCAACATATATCTTTAGTCCGTTTTGATTACCAAAGAATGTTGAAACATTTCCACCAAAGTACTCAGACAAGGTGTTGATCTGTATTCCTGCCGCAAACAGCCCGTCTTCTGTAATTGCAATAGATGTATAAATTTCTTCTTCTGTTCCATTAAAATATAGATAGTAGTGAATCTCGTCCAAGTCTTTACGAATACTAAAGTAGTTGCCGTTTTGAGGATTATAGATTTTAATTAGTGTTTCTTCTGTTGCTAAGTCTGATGAACTAAATACTCCATAAATAGTATAAATAGAATCACCTAATATATTAAAGTTAGGGAAGTTAAAATAGCACTGATCTGTATCCCATGAGTTGTCTGGTCTAAAAGTAATAAAGTTATACTCTCCTGGAACTTGGATTTCTTTGTTGTCTGCATAAAGTTGTGCAAGTGATTTTGATCCAAGGCTAATGTCTGGCAAAGAATACTGAGGAGCACCAAGTGTATTTGCTGTTGTTATAAGATTGTCAAAGGTTCCTTGTTCCCAGTTTGCAAAATCAGGGTAATTGTAGTTTGCTGTATAGTCTGCAAAGGCATAGTCAATAAATGCTGATGTTCCACCATATGCTGAGTTAATTCCTTCTGGAGAAAGAACTCCCTGTCCATAAACCCATCTACGCTTTGCAACATTTATTGCTACAGAATATGGGTAAATAGCAACACAGTCTACTTCAACGGGAGTTACATCTGTGTAAGCATAAAACCCAAGCCAGTCTTGGCTATCTCCATCTTCATCAAGAATATCTGGAAGATTTAACGTATCTGTATTAATGGGAAGGTTGATTACTTCTTCCCCATTTAGCAATACCGTTGCACTGTTTCTAATTATTCTAACATGAATAAGCATTGGCCTAAACCACTCGCCAACAAAGTGTGAAGCAAACTCTGTTCCTATAACAAGCGTTAAAAATCCTGACTCAACATAAAGCCCATCTGTTGAAGATATAGGACCAAAGATTCTTTTTGGCTCATAGGCATTTGAATTAATTCTTGTCCAAAACTCAACTGTATACTCTTTGTACTGACCAGACTTATTTAAGAAACCTTTTCCAGGAACAACCAAGGATGGCTTGTTATTTGAGTTTGGTGTCATTCGTGTTATGTTGCTTGCACCAAACACCATTGGCACACCGCTGTTTCTTGCAACCAGAGCATTGTTGTCTACAAGATAATATCCAACTTCTCCTGCAAGACCGTATGGATCTGCTGCTACTGCTTGAACTGCATCTAAGGCAATGTTAGATGGAAATGAAACAGGTGTTACTCCAAGAGATGTAGTGTTAAACTCTTCTGACCACTGTCCTGCTGTAACTCCATTAATATAAAAATCATAGTCTCCAGCACTTCCACCTTCTGCATAGGTTAATTTTATAAGAACTTGAAAGTCTGTGTTTTCATCTACTATGTCAAATGTTCCAGACACAAAACTCCAGGCATTAAAAACGGAAGTTACAAAAGTGTCAAACTCTTCAACTGGCAAAGAAGTAGTTGTATCAATATACCTAAATCCTATTTGAACAGATTGTAGATATGCGCTGTTAGAATAAAAGTATGAACCAATAGAAAAAGATCCAAGAGTTGTGTTTAAATCTTGAAAACTAACTAGGTTTGGACTTATTAATGTAACTGTTTCTGTTGCACCAGATGGGACATCTCCCTCAATAAGAGTTGTGTAACTATCTGGAAATGGTTCTCCAGTAACTCCAGCAGCAGATGTTACTGATGCATTAGTTACGGTCCAGCCAGAAGTTATATTTCTTTGCTCTTCTGTAATAAGAGTAATATAGTCAGCCTGATCATCCAAGGCCCAAAGAATAGTTGGGTGCTCAGAATAAATCTTTTCTGCATATAAATTAGACGGCTGGGACATGTTACTCCTTAGCCTTTATTATAGCATTTTAGAGTTTTATTTCGCACACATCTGTGGTGCAATATGCCTCGCCCATAGCCTCAAGGTTGCCAACGCCATCATAGATTGCATCCCAATTAATCTTTTTAATTTGACCAAGATGTGCTTCATACTCTTCTCTTGTAATCTGGGTATATGGCTGTTGAGGATAAACGGTATTTCCCATTGGTAAAAATGATACCGCCTTTAGTTGTCCCTCATACATATGAAGTGCTGGAGCAACATGCTTTGCCTCTGTTTCTTTATCAAATGAAAGGGTAACGGAAACACCATTATCTGACCAATACTTTTGAGCAGTTGCAGCAAGAGCAATCTTTTCAAATAATGTTACATCCTTCTCAGAACGTGGATGTCCTGAATGTACTGGGAAATATACTACTTGAGTATTTGCTGATACAAGATCTTTTTCAATCTTGTACCCCGCTGCTTTAAATAAATGAAGCATTGGATCTGTTTCACCAAAACGAATAGCACGTAGGAAGTATTCTCCTCCTGGTCCCCAGTGAACTCCAGGTGTTGCGCCAGAAAGAATTGAAACAGAACCTGATGGCTTTACTGTTGTTACACGAATTGATTCACGTACACATAGCCACTCTGAATACTTGTGGTCGTAGTGGCGAATCTTTTCATAGCCTTCATCCATCCACTCACGAGTTGTTGGAAGTCCTCTTTCATCTGCAAAAGATGCAATACCTGTTAGAGATGTTCCAATACGACGATTGCGTTGCATGATACCGTTTGTCTGCTGCCAATGTGTTGGAAGTAGAGTTACAGTCTTTCCATAAAGATATGCAAACTTCAATGTCTTGAGGAAGTCTTCCTTAGTTTCATGACGATTCAAGTGCACTTCTACAAGTGTACAAAGTTCGTATGATTCCAATGGCTGCTCCGCACAAGGATTGAAGCCCATTACACGGAAGTCTTTTCCGTCTGCTGGATCTTTTAGTCGACCATAATTCCTGGCAACATCAAGCCAAATAAAACCTGGCTCTCCATTATCAACAATTAAATCTACATATTTTTCATAATCCATTCCTACGTTTGCAGAAATAGAATTATTAGACATCCATGCCCAACCTGGGTTTTCTGGATCAAATGAGTTTCTTTCAGGAAATGCTTCTGCATTTTTTAGATTAATAAAATCTTGATCTCCTGGTGCACCCAAAGCAAGTGTTGCAGAACGACGTACATTTCCAGAAACAACACATGTACCGATAAGGTTTACAATGTCTGTAATTGCACGAGAATCTAACTTCTCTCCTGCTCTACCGCCAATAACTTTACGAATACGTGTATGGAGGTCAATCAATGGCTGTGGACCGCTTGCAACCCCTCCAAAGCCCTTAATAGGGGCACCTAGAGGACGGATCACAGAGTAGTCAAACTCCTGAATATTCTGATTTGGCCTTAAAAAGGAATTTAACAAGAATCTAACAGATTCAACCCATCCTTCACGGGTGTCTGGAATTTGATATGTAGAGACTGGCTCTGTTGGTGCATAAATTGGATATTCTTTGTCAGCACCGACGGTATCAAATCCAACTCCAATACCTAGCATTAATGCATCCATAACCCATGCAAATAATGCACCAGGGTCATTACGATCAATATCACGAGTAGAAACCATTGCACAATTTTGCAATGCTGCAGAGTTCTTTTTTTCCATAGTCATGTGTGTACCAAATGTCCACATACCACGACCTGGTGGAGTCCACTTAAGATTGAACATACGCTCATAGGCTTCTTGTGCAGACTTTTGAGCCTTGTTATCATTCCAAGGAAGTCTGTTTTCCTTCGCATGGTTTTTTTGAACTGAGTACATCCCCTCAATTACACGCTTACAAACCTCATGCCATCTTTCTTTTGTTCCGTCTTCCTTGATTCTAGAATAGGTACGAATGAAAGTGATTTCTCCTAAAGAGTTATTGCCTGCGTCTGTAAAGCCAAACGGAGGAGCAGTCTCCTTGTATTTTGCAATAAAATCATCTAACAAACGAAAAGAAAAGATATCTGACATTGAATTTGTAAACCTCTCACTAAAAATAATAATAGAACTTTACATATTGTAAAGTAGTCTAAGTATATCACATAATTATTTTATGAATTTACGCTTAATTTAAAACATTAAGTATAAAGTAAAGGTTTAGTACTTTTGATTTTAGAAAGTAATTAACTAATTACAAGTCCAGACTTACCATTTTTAACTTCTCCCCATGTAAGGGCTGGTAAGGCTGCTACTATTGCTGTATTGTTAATCTTATAAGACTTTCCTGTAGCCAAATTCATATGCTCAGAAGATGTCCAAGCATCTGTTGCATCTACCCATAGAAATGTTTTTGCTGTTGTTCCATTTAATGTTATACCGCCGCCATCTGCTCCAGCATCTGAAGTATTAGCATCTGCAAGAATAATATTTTTATCTTCAATAGATAGTGTTTGAGAATTAATGGTTGTTGTTGTGCCATTAACTGTTAAGTCTCCAGTAACAACAAGATCATCATTAATTGTGGTTGTTCCAGTAACTGCACCTATTGATATTACTGAGGCTGCCCCACCAAAATTAATTGTTGTAGCAGTTGCATTTAATAGATTAAAAGATGTTGATGCGGTTACAAGGGATGTTCCAATAGATGGGCTTGTAAGAGTCTTATTGGTTAATGTCTGAGCAGTTGTAAGATCTGCTGTAACTGCTGTATCAATAGAAAGAGTTATGTCTCCACTTGATCCACCGCCTGAAAGACCTGAACCTGCAGCAGTTGTTATTCCTGTAATATCACCAATACTGATTGAACCACCAAGAGAAACGCTTGATCCGTTGATTGTAATAGCAGAGTTTGTTAATGAAGAGTTCCCAATATTAGAAAGTGTATTTGTAGACCCAGAAATAGACTTGTTAGTAAGTGTATCTGTGGTTGCACGACCAATAAGAGTGTCTGTCGAATTTGGAAGGCTTAGAGTTATATCTGATGCTGGCTCTGTTACGGTAAGAAGTGTTTCAAAGTCATTTGCTGTTGCACCTTCAAAAACAACTGAAAGTGCAGTAACAACATTTTTGCTTCCATCAAGTATTGCAACACCATCTGCTGCATTTTTTTCTGTAGAAGCAATTGCACCAATTTCATTTGGTGTTATATCGGCTGCTGCTTGATAATAATCTAGTTCAGACCAAAGAGATTCGCCATCTCCAATTTTAAAAGAAGCAAGGGTTGAATTATAGCCAATTTCTCCTTCATTGAGAATTGGGTCGGCTGAGTTCCATTCAGAGGTTGTGCCCCTACGCATTTGAATTCTAACAGACATAACAAACCTCCTTATTTTCCTTAATTATAGCAGAATTTGTCATGCTGCCGCTCCGCCATCAATTGTCATTGTAAATGACGTTGTGGCTGGTGAACCACCGTCTAGTGATGTTCCAAGCCATGGGCCAACAGGACCATTGCCTTGATACTGATAAACATCTTGAACAAAACCCTCTTCATTGTGATTGTGATCTGTAACTGAAGCGGTATCATCATAATTAGCCATTGCATACCAAGTACTAGAATAGTAATAATAAATTCTATTTGTATTTGTATCTAAATGCATTGCACCGTTTGATGGGCTAACTGGAAATGTGCTACCAACGGTAATTGCACTTCCAGTAAACGCTGTAGTCTGTACAGAGTTATCAGGGAATGTGACTCCAGTGGCAACCTTAAGTCCTTGCTTTACAACAAAGTCTTTATTATTAGTTGTCACTGAAGTTCACTGTCCCTTCAGTCCACATTACGCTTCAATAAGCGTCTTGTGAACCTTTACTGTAGTACCGTTTGTAGATGTTACTAACAAGCGTACATTGCCACCTGAGTAGTCTGCATCTGTTGTTCCAATTTGAAGATTGCTAATTACATCAGCATACTCTGTTATGTAAACATTGTTGTTTGCATCAACTGTTACTAAAACTTCTAGAACCTCAATGTCATTACCATTCTTCATTTGAACAACATACTTTGCTGAACTGTATGATGTTGCTGACCATGTATCAACCACTGTTGCACTTGTTGTGCTTAGGCTAGTTGTAGCAGTACCGATAAGTGCATCTGTCAAAGTTACTGAGCCTGCAGTAAGTGATCCAGTTCCAACAGAAAGTCCTGCAAATGTTGGGCTAGATGTTGAAGCAATACTCTGTGGTAGAGACAGGGTTACTGCTCCAGTTGAAGCACTTGCTGTAATTTGATCGGCTGTGCCAGCAATTGAAAGAACACCAGAGTTGTCAATTGTAATTGTATCTGATGTTGATGCTGCTGATAGTGAAATACCAGAACCTGCAACAAAGGTAAGTGTGTCGTCGTTGCTGTCTGCTGCAATTGTTGTGGCTCCTACAACAACATTCTTGAAAATGTTTTGTGTAGAACCAAGGTCTGTATTTGTAATTGTTAGAATGTTTGATGTTGATGCATAAGAAGCAGAGATTCCTGTACCGCCAGTTACTGCGTTACCAAATCCATCTACTGCAGAATCGATGTCTGCTGTAAATGCAACGGTACCTGTAGCATTCTTAAATGTAATTGTATTATCCTGTGTAGGATCTGTAAATGTTAATGTAGTCTCATGTGTATCATCAGTTCCTTCAATAACAATATTGTTATCAAGAATAAGCATTCCAGAAATAGAGGGTGTTGTTAATACTGGACTTGTGAGAGTCTTGTTAGTTAATGTCTGAACAGAGTTTAGATCTGCTGTAATTGTTGTGTTGATTGCAAATGAGTTACCAGTTAAAGTTAAACCATTTCCAGCAGCATATGTACCTGCACCAGAGAACTGCTCAAATACGATTGGGCTAGTTCCTACTGTAGTTACTACCTCTGTTTGTACCCAGCCAGTGTTGTTATAAAGTGTACCACCAGCAACAAAGATAAAGTCTCCTGGAACAATTTCTGTTGGTGTGTCAAAGTCTGATGCACGAACTGCTGCACCAGATGCTTGAACAACATAAACACCGTTTTGAGATGTTGTTGACTGTGACTTAACAAGAACACGATTACCAGCAACAAGAGTTACTCCATCAACTACATCTCCTGCTTCTAGAGCAGTTGAAAGGTCTACGTTGCTAGTTGTTGCAGCAACGGCTGCAGCATGTACGTTTAGACCCTGTGCAACAGCATCAACATACTGCTTTGTAGCAGCCTCTAGAGCCTGTGTAGGATCTGCATTAAGAGTAACTGATCCTGGGAATGTTACTGCACTTGGAAGAGAAAGAGTTACTGCGCCAGTAGATGCTGAGGCTGTAATTTGATTTGCTGTTCCAGCGATGCTTGATACTCCGCCAGATGCGTTAAATGACAATGAGTTATTTTCATCACTGTATGTGATTGTAATATTTGTCTGAGTACCGTTTGCAATTGCTTGTGCTACAGCATCCTGTGCTCTTTCAGCGGTAAACCAAAGATTTGTTGGTGATGTTACTGCTTCTGCAATATCGTCAGTAATAAGTGTTGTAGATCCACCAAGGGATACGGACTTGCTATTAACTGTTACAGATGAATTAGTTAACTTATCATTTGCAATTGATCCTGCAAGCATTGTGTTTGTAACAGAACCTGTGTCGCCTGTTGTTACTACTGTACCGCTTACGTTTGGAAGAGTGATTGTTCTATCTCCAGTTGGGTCAACAACTGTTAAAGTAGTTTCAAACTCATCTGCTGTAGAACCTTCAAAAACAACTCCATTTCCATTAACTAAAGGAGATGTAAGTGTTTTATTTGTAAGAGTCTGTGTTCCAGATGTTGTTGCTACTGTTGAATCAATTGCTACTGTTACACCAGTAGAACCATCATAAGATGTTCCAGAAAGACCAGTTCCAATTGTTAGTGCATCTAGGTTTGTTCCTAATGCTTTACCAGAAATAGTAGAATTTGTAAGTGAGGAATTTCCAATATTAGAAAGTGTATTGTTTGATCCTGAGATTGTCTTGTTTGTAAGAGTATCTGTTGTTGCCTTACCTACCAAAGTATCTGTAGCGTTTGGAAGGGTTACTGTTACATCTGATGTTGGTTCTACAACAAGCAGTGTTAATTCAAAATCATCAGGTGTTGCACCTTCAAATGTAATTCTATCTGCAAATGTTGGTGTTGTTGAAACAGTGGCATCAATTACGCCAGTTGTGTCATTATATGTAAATGAGATACCGCTCTGTGAGCCATTTGTAAACATGGCTGCGGTGGTATCTTGTAAAAATTCTGTAGAGGCTTCTGTAAGGACTGTTGATCCATTTACAGTAGCCGATGCGCCTTCAACTACCAGGCCATTTTTAATGCGAAAGGCTTTGTCGACTGTAGCCATTTACTTCTCCTTTAGGTCAAACCTTCAAACCTGTACGGTAGAACCGTATGGTCATCGGGGTTAGTGCTGGTGTAACTGTCATGCTAATTGTACCAGAATTTAAATTAGCAGTGATATTTCCTACGTTACTATTGGTATTAGCAACAGAGGCAAATTCTGTAATATTTTGATTGGTACCATCAAAAACTATGTTTATTTCAGAACTTCTATATGAAGAAGATCCAGCATGGGACATTTGAACCATGTATTTGATTGTTCTCCAGGTAGCGGTGTCTATTGTGTCAAACACTGTTGCTGATTCAATACCGTTGATTGTTACGGAGTTGTTTCCATCTCCACCAAGGGAGTCCGCTCTGTATGAAGTGGTATCGATTAAATCAGAAAAGTCTGAACCTGTAGGCCTGTCGCCAGTCTCAAATTTTGCTTTAAGGGTGTTGATTGGTAGAACGGCCATATCTTAGATTATATCATAAAATATAGTTATTTAAACCGATGATTGCTATACCAATTGGGGGTACATTAATTGGGGTATAGCCTGGAACCTTAATATTGGTTATTCTTATTTTAAATGGTAGTTCATATAGGACTACTGATTTTCTGTTCTTGCAAGTAGGGTTTACTTCAATTACCCTTTTGCTTTCAACATTAAGAACAGTGGCTTTTGCCATTAGTCTGTTATATCTTCTATCATCAAAACTTTACCCTGCAAAACTGTCCAAACCACTTCATTAATAGGCAATGACATTTGAATATCAAATTCATCATTTGTTTGCAAGATTTCTGTTTCATCATATGCTAAAAATACTGTAAACTCTCCTGGGCCATCATCTGGATCTGCTCCTGGGGTAATTGTTAAAATTGGATTACTACTAGAGCCTTCTCTATTAAAATCCATTTCAATACTCCAGTCTTCAATGACTAGTGGTGAACCAGCATCATCTTGTACATACATCTTAAAAGAGGCTGTGTCTCCTCTTACGATTGTCCATACAGACTGTGGTGGCTCTGAACCTATCTGATAAGGTGATTGACTTCTATACTGTGCCATTATGCTAGACCTGCTTTCATTGATCCCCACGTACCGTTGCCACGAAATGCTCCAACTAAAATTACACCATTAAGATTTGCTTTTGACACAACGCCAACAACTGCAGAATTTGTTGTAGCAGTAATTGGCTGTGTTGCGGTTAGTCCACCAGATGAAGCGGTATAAAGTAAATCTCCAGCAGAATATGCTGAAGTATCAATTCCAGTAAATACACCAGATAAAACAATTACTCCATCATTACCATCGCCAATTGCAGATTGTGCTAATCCAACTACTGGAAATGTAGTAATATCAGATGCTTGTGATTTTGTTACTTCTGGTTTTCCGCTGGTATTATTAAATCCTGAAATAAATACAGGATCACCTTTTGCAATAGAAACACCACTATCATTTGTAACTTCTAATGTATGAAATGGTAATCCAAGAGTAGGTAAAATAACCTCAATACGCTCAGCAAGTGATTGAATATCCCCTGCTACGTTTACAGGATCTGAATTGATTGGATACGGTAAATCATATACCGTTGTTTCGCCCGATGCCATAGTCTTATTATTATACCACTTGCAATTAAAATAATTTTGATTATTATTACGTATATTTGACTCAAAAGGCCAAAAGATGCTATAATTATCTTATGCTACTGAAAAGTAGCATTTGTAGTCTAGGAGGAAAAACTTGAGAGACAACAAAATACTATCGGGGGTTCTTGTAACATTGCTTACTTTAACATTATTAAATAATGGTCTAAGTGCTGCACATGCTACAAAGAACAATTTACTAAGTAGTACTGCCGTAAGCCAACCTGCCGCCGACAAAGCGGCTTTTTTGCTTTCTAAGCCTACTACTGATGTGGTGCTTGCTAAGTATGCGGACGCTACAAGTTTGACTGACAGCCAGTTGGTTGAATTACTGAAAGCCGTTGGATTTAAGGGACAAGGACTAAAGACTGCTTGGGCTGTTGCCAAAGCGGAATCAAATGGTCGCCCTTTTGCCTTCAATGGCAACGTTAATACGGGAGACTCTTCATATGGAATTTTCCAAATTAACATGATAGGTAATTTAGGTCCAGATCGTAAAGACAAATTCAATCTTGATTTAAATGCTGAACTCTTTAGCCCAGTTAAGAATGCTCAAGTCGTGTTGCACATGACAAAGGGCGGTACTAATTGGAGTGCATGGTCATCCTATAAAAAGGGTGCCCATTACAAATGGTTAAAGAGATTTCCCAATAATTTAATTTAAGGGATAAAAAATACCCCCATTGGAGAATATCCTTTGGGGGTTATTTTTTTATTTAATTATTAAGCAGGATCTTCTGGTGTTTCTTCTGATACTACTTCTATAAATCCTGGTCCAATAAAATTAACACCGTCATAAGTCCATCCAATGCCTGCTGGATTTTCATCTGTGTATTCAATACATAAAAGATTAGTTACTTCTTCTGCTATCTCTTTTGAATCAGCAACAATAACATTTACTACATTATTTCCTGATATAACTGCAAAGTTCATTTTTCTCCTCTTAATAATAAATTAGTACGCAACCTGCACCACCTGCTCCTGCTGCTCCTTGTGGATTTCCCCATCCTGCACCGCCGCCACCGCCGCCTCCAGATCCTCCAGCGCCTCCAGCGCCTCCAGTGGGATTTCCACCATTGCCACCGTTTGCTCCTGCTCCAAGAAAACCGCCGCCGCCGCCGCCGCCTCCAGCACCAACATTTCCAGATCCTCCTGTTCCACCTGCAAACACTCCAGCACCACCAGCGCCAGCAGCGCCGCCATTGTTATAGTCACCACCGCCGCCACCGCCGCCGCCAACAAAAATACCTGCTCCTCCAGCAGAGGCAGTAGTTCTGCCATTGGATGCGCCGCCGCCGCCAGAAGTTCCAAAAGAACCGCCGCTTCTGTATTCAACACCGCCAGCACCGCCGATGGCGGTTAAATATGATGTGCTTTGTGCTATTGTTGAAGTTGGATTAGCATTTGTTCCTCCGCCTCCTCCTGAACCGCCAATTGATCCGTTTAGTGCAGTTGAATAACCAACATTAGTAGCAGTGCCAGCACCGCCACCAACTGCTACTAAGGTTGAAGCAATTGTGTTGCCACCACGAGAGGCTGCAGTTCCTGCAGTGGTAGAGGCAGAGCCACCAGCGCCAACGGTAACAGATGATGGTGAAAGTATCCATCCTTGAACTACTGCTCCACCTCCACCGCCTGCTGGACGACCACTTGCGCTGGTAGTGTTTGTTCCACCGCCGCCACCACCAACTAAAATAGCATAAACTTGTGAAACTGGAAAAGATAATCCAGATGTTGTGCTTGTATATGTGTTTCTTAAAGTTAGCCCAACTGGAACACCTATAGATAATGCTGGTGTTGATGCTGTACTAGGTACAGGAAATACATTAATACCCATATTAAGATACCTCCACACCAGAAATGTGGAAATTAACAGAAGTAGCAGAAGCAAGTCCTGTAATAGTTTGTGTTGTAGCAAGTACTTGTTTTAGATCAATATATACCGTCGTATTTGCAGCGATTGCTGTTGTTGTATGCAATGCAACTGCATTAAGTGCAAGTGTAAATGTAGCAGCAGTTCCTGCTGTATTTGTTACAGCAATATTTGAAACTACTGTAGTAGTTGATGAGGGTACTGTATATAGTGTTGTACTTGATGTGGCTGCCGCTGTTCTAGCAAGCACCTTTGTTAATGTAGGCATTTATTGCTCCCTTTCTTAGAGCGCACCCATTAGTAGTAGCGCAAGTTCATCCGCTACACTGCCAGGCCCGTTTAGTACTATGTCTGTTAAACCAGAAATTGTTGTAATAGTTGCACCAGAAGTAACTGTTGTTGATCCTAGTGTTGGTGCTGAATACCCCGCTGGAACCGATGCCCATTGAACGCCAGTACCAGTTGTTTGCAAGTATTGTCCATTTACACCAGATGTTGATGCTGCGGTAAGTGTTCCAGTTAGTGTTGCAGCAGAAAGTGTCTTACCTGTCATTGTAAGAGTATTGCTTGTTGTTGCAACTACTGTTGTATCAACAGAAAGTGTAACTGTTCCTGATGTACCGCCGCCTGAAAGACCAGTTCCTGCAGTTACACCATTGATGTCTCCATCATTTGCAACCCAAGCAGTACCATTATAAAATTGAATTTGATTAAGTGGTGACCCACCAGCATCTTGTCTTACAAAAACAAGAGTACCTGCAACTGGTGCTGTTAAAGCAGCATCTCTAGCAGCAGGATTTAGAAAATTATTAAAACCATCTTTTAAAATAACAGTAGCATCAGTAGTTACAGTATTTAAAAATGTTTGTGCCCCAGCCCATTCGTATCCTGCGGCGGTATCAATCTTGGCACCAACGGCATACCAAACACCATCAGTAGAAGTTGCTCCAGCCTGGAACATGTAAGTTGGTTTGCCACTATTATCAAAGGTAATTGCCATAGTTTAAATTATAGCAGTTATTTCTGCTATCTCCTCATAGAAATTATACCATATAAGGCAGCGTAGTTAGAAATCCCTACCCCTGATTTTCATGGTAGATCCATCTCTCCAAAACTCCATATTAGAGTATTTGTGCTTTATATAATCTGAGAGGATATCTATAGAAGTAGAAGAATTAGACAAGGACTTTCTTATATCATGAAGGTCTTTAGGAAGTCCTAGTACCTCGTCATTGTCTTTTTCTACTTTTTGGATTTTATTAAAGTTATGCTGATAATGAGGCATTTCTAGGAAATCATAAATACCAGCCATAGTCTCTTCTGGATTAAATACTAAATTATTGTATTCTACAATATGAAACATACCCTTGTTTTCTGGGTAGAATGCAGATGCCAAAGAAAGAAGGCCTTTACCTATATCTCCATTTGGTTCCATTAGAAATTCTGCTACCAAGTCTTTTTCAGAACGGTAGTTGGCCATATAGTAATTTGAATTGTATGCTCCATTTTTTAAATAATTAGCATCCATCTTTATAAAAGATGCAATAATTTCTAAAATATCTCTAACAGTAAAAATAATCTTAGGAGTTGGAGTAACATATTGTTTAATAATGCTAAGATTTGCTGGTGTACCCCATGCTTTTTCTCTATCAATAACAACTGGCTTTTCTACTTCTTTGTAGTAGTTATCCATAAATGATGATAGAAATATTTCTGATTTAATTTGATTTTCAGTATTTCTAATTACTTGCTCTGCAGTATTGCAAGTGTTTGCAAAATCCCACATAAGGCTTGGTAGTGGACTTAATGGAGTACTATAGATATCTGGATTTTGATTTAATATAGCAGATAATAATGTATTACCGCTTCTTGGAAGACCTGCTAAAAAATGATATGTTTTATTCATGCTATAAGCATAGCAGATGGAAAAATGTTTGTCAAACTATGGTGTTATTAATTGCCAATTAAGGTCATCTTCTACCCATTGATACATACCGCCGTCTGTTGGGTATGGGGTAGGTGCTTCCCATCTACAAGTATCTTCATTTAAAATCCAAGAATTAAATTGTTTTGGTGGTATAAATGCATCAAGAATTTCATCATATGTGAATCCAATCCTAGCAAAATTTTTACGGATATTATTGTTATAAGAAGTTCGAATACACTTTAAACCTGGGCGAAATTCATTATAGTGTTTTTCCCAATCGGAAATGCCATCTACAATTTCATCTTCGTTACGACCAGTAATAACTTCAACAACAATGTTGTTAGTATCTATAAATGCGTAGTGCGCCATTAGAATGTCACCGTTCCTGTTCCTGACAAGAACCTATAAACTCTAAAACCAGAGCGTGTTGGGGTGTCGTATGTTAAACCAGCACTAATAGAGGCTGGAGCAGCGAAAGAGTCTGAATAAGCAATAATAACTACGCCTGAACCACCATTTCCAGGTGGAGGATTAGTTGGTCCTGAACCTCCACCTCCACCTCCAGTATTTACACTTCCTGACGTTACTCCAGTGCCGTTGCCTATTCCACCATTTCCTCCACCTCCAGTACCGCCAAAGGAGGCTCGATCTCCAGAAGAACTAGTATTTCCACCGCCGCCGCCACCAGCATAAGTTACAGCAGAACCAGTAATTGATGATGATGCTCCAGCGCCTCCGTTACCTGCAGCCCCTGAAACCCCAGCCACTCCAACTGCACCAGCACCGCCGCCGCCGCCGCCCCAGCCAGGAGCGGCATTACCACCATTATTTCCCTGTGAAGGAGATACAGCAGGTGTATTTCCAGCAGCACCTGTAGCGTTAGCACCTGAGCCACCACCGCCACCAGAACCTCCACTTCCTGGTGTGTAGTATGTGTTTCCGCCACCGTTACCGCCTCTTGCTGAGGTGATAGATGAAAATACAGAATTATTTCCAGCAGCGCCAACGGTTACTTCAAGTGCGGATCCTGCAGAAACAGCAAAACTGTTTGATGTTCTAAAACCGCCTGCACCTCCACCACCTGCGGCTGCACCACTGCCTCTACCGCCTGAATTTCCACCTGCAACAACAAGGTATTCAACGCTTGAAGGTTTTGGTAAAACAGGAGTTACGCTGTTAGAAGCACCACTTGCAGTAGATGTTCCATTAGCATTAGTTGCTGTAACTGTAAAAGTATATCCCGTTCCATTAGAAAGTCCTGAAACGGTAATTGGAGAAGCGCCTGTTCCTGTTAATGATCCAGGAGATGAAGTTGCGGTAAACGTAGATATTGCCTTACCGCCTGTTGCATTTGCTGTGTAAGTAACTGTTGCGCTTGCGTTTCCAGCAGTTGCTGTACCAATAGTAGGTGCTTGTGGAACCGTAGTTGCAGTTACTGCTGTAGAAGCAGAACTTGCATCAGATGTTCCAACTGCATTTGTAGCGGTAACAGTAAAAGTATACTGTGTAGAAGATTGTAGTCCTGTAATTTGTGCAGAAGTAGAAGATGTTGTTGCTGTAAATGATCCTGGAGAAGATAAAACAGTATATGAAGTAATTGGTGCACCATTTGAAGAAGGTGCTGACCAAGTTATATTCATTGCGCCATTGTTAAATGCACGACCTGTTCCTACATCGGTAGCAGAAACTGATATTGGTGCACTAGGCTTTCCAGCACCCTGAAAACCTAAACCTCTTACACCAATTTGTCTTCCACCAATAATAGGCATTTAAAACTCCTTATGCAAATCTTGTTTGTGATCCAAAGGCTGTAAAAGTAGCCGAACCTGTCTTTACAATTGTAAATGAATAAATATCAATACTATTTGCATTACCAGCAGCAGGTGCTACACCATTTTGCCATCTTGGAGTAACAGCGTTTCCATCAATTTGGAATGCTGTTTGATAAAATGCAGGAGAACCTTGTGTTGCAAACATTACTACTGTAATTGAATCATTAGTTGCCATGATTGTATTTAGAGATGTTGATGAACTACCACGAACATTTAATGTCCAGTTACCAGTAGCAGATGCTGTTGAATAATATACCCCAGCAGTTAGCACATCTAGGTTTACCGTTCCTGTTGCAGCAGTTGCTGTTACAGTCCATCGCTCTTCTGGAGATAACAAAACGTTACCTGATAACAATTTGTTTGTTAATGTTTGAGCGGTATTTAAATCTACAGTTACTGCAGTATCAATTGCAACAGAAGGAATTGGTCCTGTACTGTTGCTTACTGTGATACCTGTTCCTGAAGTAACGGCGGTAATATCACCAGACTCAGTTGCATTAATCCAATTTGTACCATTATAAACTAATGCCTGATTTGTAACTGGAGATGTAATAATAACATCACTTAATGCATCCAGAGTTGTTGTTGCAATACCCTGCAATGGGAACCAGGTATCTGTGTCTAGATCGTAGACAAACCCTGGTTTTGGATCGGTAGTGTTAATAGTTGCCATTTAAATCTCCTCTGGTTTATTATATCAGATTACTCTGATACCTCTTGCCAATTTAATATTTCTTCATTCCATGAATACACGCCACCATCATTTGGATAAATTATTGGAGGCTCCCAATCACATGTATCTTCATTTAACACCCAGGAATTAAATTGTTTTGGTGGAATAAAAGCATCTCTAATTGGATCATAACTATACCCAATTGATGCATAGTTTTTTCTTAGTCCAGGATTTTCTGTAATTTCTTCTGTTTCAGGATTTCTCCACTTTCCAGCAATTGCATTATATGATGTTTTAATCCAAGTTCCACCAAGATTATCAATTAGCCATTGATAGCCTTCATCTCCTGCAGGATCGTCATTATCCCCCACAGTTACACGTATAACAATGTTGTTCTCATCAATTTCTGCCCAGTGTGCCATTATCCACCTACCTGAGATCTTGTATATCTAACTGCTACAACTCCAGAACCGCCATTAGACCCATCTCTAGGGCTACTAGAAGGAGCAGCAGCATTTCCACCACCACCACCACCTGTATTTGCTGTGCCAGCAGTTGTACTTGTAAACCCATAGACTGATCTGCCGTTTCCACCACCAGCAGTTGCGGTACTAGCAGGTGTATATGCTGAACCACCGCCACCGCCACCAGCAATTGTTCCTATAAAAGTAGAACTTCCAGCGCCACCATTTCCTGAACTTGCTACGCTTCCAGCACCACCAGCACCGCCACCGCCGCCGCCTCTTTTTTGTGTATTACCATCGCCACCAGCATTTCCTTGTCCTGCTGTTCCAGCGCCACCTATTGTTGTTGATGTTCCAGTAGTTATGCTTGCGTTTCTTCCAGCGCCACCACCAGAACCACCATCTTGGCCTCTGCCGTTATTTCCGCCCTGGTCTCCGCCGCCGCCGCCGCCGCCAAGAGAAGACAAAACAGATCCTAGTGAAGAGCCGCCTCCAGTTCCTCCATAGTTACCATTTCTTCCACCGCCGCCGCCGCCTATAACAACTGCGTAGGTTCCTAGAAGAGATTGAGAGTTAGCAGTTCTGAGTCCACCAGCACCACCGCCACCTGTTCCAGACTGAGTTCCACCACTATAACCAATCCAGCCTCCTGCGCCACCTCCGCCAACAACAAGCACGTCCATAGTAACTGCACTATTTGTTACTACAAGATCTCCATTAGAGGTAAAAGTTCTATAATAATACGTTGCATCGGACGTTAATGTTCCTCCTGTTACAACAGGAAGTGGAACCACTGGTGTTACGCTATTAGAAGCAGAAGATGCCGCAGAGGTTCCGTTAGCATTTGTTGCAGTTACTCTAAACGTATAAGATGTTCCATTAGTAAGTCCTGAAACCCTTATTGGGCTTGATCCAGTTCCTGTAACAGACCCTGGAGTAGAGGTGGCGGTATAAACTGATATCGCTTTACCACCATTGGCTCCTGCTGTATACGGAACATCAATTGCTTGAGACACTGCTGGAACTGTAGCAGTACCAATAGTAGGTGCCTGTGGGACAGTAGTTGCAGTAGCGTTTGCTGCAGTTGATGCATCTCCAGTGCCAGCAGCATTTATAGCAGAAACTTTATAATAATAAGCCTGTGTACTTGTTAAAGAAGTATCAGAATATGTTGTTGCACTTGTTCCTGTACTTGATACTAAAGTAGAATATGAAGATCCATTGGTAGATCTTTCAATTAAATACCCTGAAATTGTTGCACCGTTATTTCCAGGTGCGGTCCAAGATAAGTCAATTCTGCCATTATTAAATGCTCGTCCTGTACCAAAATCTGTAGCGGTTAATCCTGTTACTTGGTTTGGTTTTGCAGCGCCAGCAAAGCCAAAAGCCTTATTGCTACCTGCTCCACGAGTTCCTAGAAATGGCACCCTCTACCCCCCTTACGCAAATCTGGTTTGAGAGGCTAACACTGTATATGTTGCGCTACCAGTTTTAATAACTGTAATTGAATAAGCATCAATTCCGTTTATATTTCCAGCAGCAGGGGCTGCTCCGTTTTGCCATTCTAGTGTAATGCCAGATGTCGTTCCATCAATTTGGAATCCTGTTTGATAAAAAGCAGATCCACCATTTGTTACAAGAAATGCAATTGTTAAAGATGTTCCTGTTGACATTATTGAGTTAAGAGTTGTTCCTGAGTTACCACGCAAATTAAGTGTCCAGTTTCCTGTAGCATTTGCTGTGTAGTATGTAACTGCACCATTTGATAAAAGATCATAGTTTACTGTACCAGTTGCTGCTGTTGCAGACACCGCCACATTTTCCATCATCTGCCAGATTGAAGCAGTTCCAGTAATAACTGGTGCTGTTAGGTTTGCAGATGTTAAAGTTTTGTTTGTAAGTGTTTCGCTACCTGCAACTGTTGCAAAGTCTGCATCTGTTACTGCGGTATTGAATTGTGCAATTGTTCCTGTTACGGTATTTGAACCAAGTGCAACTGACTTGTTTGTTAATGTTTGTGTGCTTGCTGCTGAATCAACCCAAGCAAGTCCTGAAGTTGTTGAAGAGTTAACATTAAGAACAAATCCATTTGTAGAAGCAGCAGATAAAATAGTTATTGCATCATTTGCGCTTCCTGCAATTAAATCACCCTTTGCTGCAATAGCAGATGTTGAGATATATGGGTTTGCTGTAATTTCTGTTGGATCTTTATCTACCCAGATAACACCAGATGTAAGAGATGTTGTTGGAGCAGAGTTTGTAAATACTGAAGTTGCAGATATTGGTAGTCCACCTACTGTACCGTTTGAATCTACCCAGATAAATCCATCTGGAATCTCTGGTGGTGTAAAGTCTGCTGGTACTGGCTCTGTATTGTCTACCTCTCCACCAGATGATGGACGGTTTTCAAGAGCAGTGATATCTGTCTGAATATCATAAATAGTCTTTGCCATAGATGGCGTTACAAGTGATGAAGGTGATGTGTTTGCAGGGTCGTAAGAATATGAACCGTAGTGGTATGCACGTAGTGCTGCTTGGATATCTGCTGAATCAGTATATCCTGGAATTGCTGTTGGTATTAACGTACCAATTGACTCTGTTGCCATTAGATCACCTCTTGAAAATTATACCATATTATGATACTGGTCCAGCCTCAACTATGGTGATGTTGAAGTGGATTGTAACTGACTCATCTAGTGCAGACCAAGTACTGCTTGCATATTCAACGGCTTCAAGATTAATAACAAGATTATCTCCTGCACCTACTAGTGCTGGAATCTGCATTGCTGAAGCAACTGGATTGGTATGGGCGATACTGTACTGAACACTAAAGTTATCCGATGTTAGCGGGGTACCAGTAACGGTTACAATATCTGCTACTGGAATAACAACTTCTGCACTGCCTGATTCAAATGTGACCTGTGCATTTTCTGAATATACTGAAGGATAAATATCAAGTACTTCTACCCAAAGATTTCCACCAGGTTGTGATTGGTATTGATATAAATATCCTAATTCTCCGCCAGGAGATGTATTTATATAAAGATCATTAAGATTTGGGGTTTGTCCAATGTTTACGGTGTTTGGATTTCCTACCCCGACAAAAAACTGACTTCCTCTAGTTCCCTGTGGACCGATATCAACAAGAAGTTCAATTACAGCAGGTGGAGCAAGAACTGTAATGCTATCGGTATTTAATACTACCTCTGGCATTACGATGCTCCAGTTACTTGCTCTGTTACTGTGATATTTCCTGTAACCAATGTAAAGATTGTAGATGGTCCAGATGTGATCTGAACGTCATAAACATATGTTCCTGCATTAAGAGTTCCACCAACACCTGGCAAGATTGTACAGGTAACTGTGTCGTTTACTGAACTAACTATTGCTTCTGCTTCAACTCTAAATGATGGATTATTTCCACGGGCTGATGCAATAAAAAAGTTGGCGGTATAGCCAGTTAAATCAAATGATGATCCATCAGAATTCTTAGGACGAATAACAAATTGACTTGTATCACCCTTGTAATAACTAAAATTATATGTACCTGGAAATGCCATCTTAAGCCTTTACCTTAAATATCTTATTATTTACCTTAATAATTGGAGGTAAGTTTTCTTTGTTGTTTTTAATTTTAACAACTGGTGATAGTGTAATCATTATAGACTTCCTCCTGGTGTAATATCGCCTAGTACACATATTGTACCAATAATTGGTGTCCAAACAGTGTCTTCTGCCTGATACCCAGTTGAGGCTTCTCCTGGAATTGTTATCTGTAAATCAAATGGCAATTCTGCTACCACTGATTTATATGATGTTCCCCATTTTTCTGTAAGACATGAATCTGCTGTAATGACCGCAGAGCCTGTTGTAGCCGTTACGGTTAAAGCATCTAGGACGTTACCTATTGGATCATACGCTGTGGCTTTATACGTCCAGCCATCGGTGTCAAATGGGGTACTCTCGTCAATCTCTAAGAACTCAACCTCTAGGGTTGCAGTGTCTCCACGTACGACCTTCCATTGTATGCTTGCAGGATCTGCACCATATTTTTGAATTTGCGGAGAACAAGATGAACATGTCATAATTATTGATTATACCATAAATAAAGGCTGAACCCACTAGGGGCAGTGGGGGTGGGTAGAGAGCAACCTAGTGGGCCAGCGTTTTTATTATAACATTAAATTATATTAATAAATAGCATTATAACAAAAAGTTATATTAATGATAACAAAAAGTTATAAACCCAGGGTATTAAGAATTGTTACAAAATTGTTATACAAACTTTTACTTAAAAAGTAGAAATCCAGGGTATTAAGGTGTATACTTAAAATATATAAAGAAAAGAAGTATAAAGTAAGAGGTTTTTAAGATATCTTTTATATATACTATTTAGATTTAGAAATATAGTCTAAAAGAATTTCATACATATGATCTAATTTATCATTATATGCTAGTCTGGTTTTAGCAGATCTTTCTTGTTCAAGTTTAATAAATTTAATCTCATCACGCATTGAAGTTCCGCCGTTTGTTTTAGTCTCGGCACGAATATCTTCAATGGCTTCTGCTATGGGTTTAATTTGCATATGAATATACCACCTGATTCCACCTAGTATAATACCGCTGATTGAAAGCAAAGTAAGTAAGAATCCAGCCCAGTCTTGTGCGGTCATAATAAAATTATTATATCATTATTTGAGATTGATTATTCACAAATATATGTAAATAACATATGAAACTTGTCTGCCGTTGCTAAGTTAAATGGGCTGTTATGGTCAAATGGCTCATCTTTGGCAGAACTTCCAATACTCCAAATTGTCATAGATGTACTAGAATCTGTTAAATGACCCTTTATGCTAAAGTGATCTACTCCTTGATTTACAACGTCATGGACTGAGCCACCATAAACATCTGTGTGATATCTTGATGCAACAGGAATTGTTATTGAATATTGACCAGTTCCAAAATTAGTAACATTTGTACAATCAACATCAATCTGGACTGTTACTAGGTTTCCCATTTTAATATAATATCCTGTGGCTGGTGTTCCAGTAAATGTTAATCCAGTACCCGACCAAACTGGAGTGTACGTAAGAATTGTTGTTGTGCCATTATCTAAATCCCCTACAGGCCCCTGCGGTCCTTCAGGTCCAGTCGGTCCTGGTATTGCTCCACCGTCTGGTGGTGTATAAAATCTAGCCATTATGAACCTTGTTCAAGAGCGGTACTTAAAACCGATACAGACAAACTGCTAGTAGATCCAATAGCATATATTGCATCCTTGCCGTTAAGTTCAAGCGAAATTGCATGGCTAGGATCAATCCTAAATCCATAGTTTGAAGATGTTAAGTTCGCCGCACCAATATAGATATATCCTTCGGCATTTACATTTTGCATAGTAATATCTACACCCGAGTGGGTTCCTGGTGGGCTCAAAAGGATCGGCGATGTTGTGCTTAAAACAACGATTTTATGTGCGGTCATATGTGTATTATATCATTTTAAATACGCTTTTATGCGGCGGTATAAGTCAAAGCCGAAAATAGAGTTACCCAAACCCCCTATAGACAAACAATGTATGCAAGCATACTATATGTCTAATAAAGGTTATTTTTCTCTAATATGGGGGAAGTATAACAAATTGTTATATATATACTTTATAACGAAATGTTATATATATTCAAGTATAGGTGCTATAGGATATAATCGTTATATGTCAAGTTCTAGCGAATCAGATGATGTTAAGCCATGGGATTTATTAAATCCTAATTCACCTAGGTCCCAGGAGGAATTGGTTGCATACCGCCTTGAAATTTGTAAGGCATGTCCATTTTATAGAAAACTATCAAATACCTGCAAAAAGTGTGGATGCTTTATGACTTTAAAGACTACCCTTAAGAATGCTAAATGTCCAGTTGGAAAATGGTGATCCAGAGTTATATACCCCTGGCAAATCTGAATATTATTTTATATACCGCTTTTCTGAAAATCTGTAAAAATTTTCATTTTGGCAAAATCTGAATATTTGTTAGTTTTGTATGATGCGACATTTTGAAAAAAGAATTGATAAATTTTAGTGAGCACACTGCGGGGAGGGGGCGTACCCCCTACCCTATACCCTATTCACATTTGCAAGGGTCTATGTGTGTTTTATCTTGATCAAAAATAATCAAGCCCGTATCTCCACATGATTCACATGTGTGTGCATACATTGCTGATAGCATTTAGTTAGTTACCTTAATATCCATAACGTTAGCAGTAAATTTCTTACCCTTGCCTAATTCGCTATCGTTTAGCGTGTTGATTAGATTGTCAATAAACTTAACATCATTAGCAGTGTTATCGATTGAGATGAGTTTTGAGCCTTGCCAAATTGAGAATGTGATAGTCATTAGTTTTCTTCTTTCGTTAGTAGGTATGAGTTATTTAGGGGGCGAACATTGTTTGAGAACATAGCCTCAATCTTAGCCTGATTAGCCTCACGCTGCTTAGCGTAGCGTTCTTGCTGTTCTAGTCTAATTCTTTCTAGTGTATTCATTTGATGAGTACCTTTCTTTAGTAGTTAATCTTATTTAATTGTTATAGGAGTATCCTATCAGATACCCCCGACAAAAGTCAAGGCGACACGCCGTAGGCGTGGTGTGAC